TATATCAAAATCAAGCTCCTCTATTAATCCTTGTTGAACACCTAACGTATAGCCATCATCCTGAGCTCGTCTAATAAGATCATCATTCGCTTGGCTAATAGAACCGAAAAATTCAGCCTCTAGTAGTGAGCCTCCTTCTCTCCTTTGTTGAGACAAAATTTGTTCCCGATTTTCTCTAGAAGCAACTGAAAACTTTGCGGTTTGATCAATTATTTCTTTTTTAATTTTTAAAGCGGGATTGTCTGAAATCAATTCATTGATAGTTGTTTCTTCTGATTGATCAACTTTAAAGCCTAGTTTCTTCGCGTCTGAATATTGCTTTATTTTTTCCGTCGCTTGTTTAGCTCTTACCTGAACACCTGAATTTATTCTCGATTGTTTTCTATTCGAATCAGTCCCTATTTCATCCGTTATTTTATCCCATTCGTCAGGGGAAAAACCTTTAGGTGCTTTACCTTCATTTTCCCTTAACCAATCATTAACACCCTTAATTCCTTGTTTTTCAAATAAACGATCCAATTGACCTTTAAAATTATTTTCAGTCGCTTCTAATTCAAAATTTCTTTTTAATTCTTTTTTCTTGGCTCCAGTAATATCCATCGAATCAATCGAGGAAAAAGATTTTTCAAGCTCGTCTGCGGATCCTTGTAAATCCCCGAGTCTTGCTAAACGAAAAGATTCTATACCGGCGCTTTTTGAATTTGAATCTAAAGTATCTTGCGTCTCTTGAATATTTCTCTTAATAGCATTCGACTGAACAGATAGTTGAGCTCGATTAATCTGCTTATCAAGTGATTGTTGAACCATAAGACGTGATTCTGGATCCACTTCTTTAAGAACAGAATCTCGATAAGCTTTAGATTCTTCATTGAAAGCGATTAAATTATCAGGATTATTTTTAGAAATAGACGCTATCGTCAGTCTGTTATCATTATCAATACCGGCCACATAAGCTGCTTGCAAACCTTTATTATAGGCTTCTTCATCTTTACCAAAGAAGAAAGGTTGTGCTTTTTTTTGGTCCGATAAAGGCACATTAGGATCGAATTCAATTTGACCTTGTTCGCCTGACTTAACGATTTCTTTCTGTCTTTGCTCGCCGACTTGTTGAATTTTCTGGCTTGAAAAACTTTGAAGTCTTTCTGCAAGCGATTGCTCAAAACGACCACCACCTAGTCCTGTTTCAACTCTTCTTATGGGTCCAGCTCTTTCAAATCTTCGGGGTGGCATAAATTACCTATTGTGTAGCAGAGGCGAATTGAGCACCTGATTGCAATAACCCAGTAGCAGTTTTAAAACGGCGTTGTTTTTCGCCAATCCTTGAACGTTGTAAAGTCGTAAAAGATTCTAAATTTGACGCAAATATCTGTCTTCCTGATGCCTGCTTTTCTCTTCTTATATCTTCATTCAAAATAGTCAAAGGTGATCCTTCGAATGAAGAAATATTTCGAGATCCCGAAGAGGCAATTTGAGAAGCTAAAGCATCAGCCAACCTCTCTTTTCTATCCGATTCTCGTTGAACAGACTCTAGTTCAATCTGTTTAGATTTTACCTTTGATTCTCTGGTAGCAATTTTTCCTGCTGTTCTCGATTGTTGAGCGCCAGCAATTAATCCAACTACCGCTAATCCTGCTGCTGCTGTTCCCATTAGACGCTAAGCTCCATAAAAATACTCATAATTTGCCAAGGAACTGGCGTGTCTTGAGTGATTGTCAATTGTGCTTGCAAGTCATAACCTGAAATAAAAGTACGCTTTAATTCTGTCTGTGGTACAGGAGCATCAAACTGATCAAGACCAATTGTTTTGTCGGGCAATGTGATTCTTGTTCCATTAGACGAACTGAATACCACTACACCATTGGATAAAAATGTCTGGACAGCGACTCGAATTATTTTTTTCTGCCTTGCATAATCCGGTCCTCTATCTGTTTGTGAAGTTAATGGCATGGTTTGAATTAAAGGTCTGAAACTTAAACCGACTTCAAAAGAGCCGCTTTCAGCCACAACCGTTATCTGACCGCCAGAAACGATGTTATCAATTTGTACAGCATCGTCGACTTTTACCTCAACCGTCTCACCTTCTAAATGGCCCAGACCTGTGATTGTGTTGCCAGTAAAATTTCCTGTGACATTAGAATCCATATCGGTAGACGTGTTTTCAACATCGACCTGAAAAACAGTAACGGAATTAATGACTCTTTCGGTCAGTGTATAAACAATATCATCTACTACGGCAACGGATTTAATATTTCCGCTGGTTTCCCATCCTGTAAATGCTCTTACATCCTCATCGATGAGCGTATTAAAAACCGCCATATTACCATCGGAGTTAACAATATAAACATAGTTAGCATCATCATCGTCAGTTCCTCTTTGGACGTACATTTGAACGGGATCATTGATTAATTGGGGCGCTAATATACTCACAGATCTAGCAGAATTACCTTCAGATTCACTTTCGAATACGAATTGATTGATCGATTTTCCTCTTCGCCTAACGAATAATGTGGTCTTATCAACCGACACCGGGCGAACTCTCTTAGAACCTGAGTTCGTTGATGGCCATACCGTAATACTTTCAGGGGTAATAGGTTCGCCCAAGGTTTGAGGTATAAAAAATTCCCTTCCTGTGGTGAAAATTTGAAAAGTACCATTGGAATAAACACCGTTAATGGCGTTAACTTGATCGGTATCCAATGTAAATTCTAATCCTTCGTCATCCCTTCCTCTGCCTTGATCAAGATTAAAAAAGTCATTGACTCTGGATGAGAAAATACTATTCGGTCGACTTTTTGAACCACCAAACCATAGACGTGCCTCATGAAAAGTACACGTCCTTGGCCATCCTCTGGTCGCACTAAATGTATTTTCTGATCTATCAACACCCGTGGTGACTCTAGCAAAATTAGTGTTGAAATTAGATAAAAAAGTTCGAACAGGTGTCGCACTCATCAAGTCATAAGGGAAAGCACTTTCATTTTCAAATATTATTCTAAAAACGGATGCACTCGTTTGAACGACTCTGACACCTGAATTAGCAGTATTCGGCAAGTCTTGCAAAGCCCTTTGAATACTGGCCACATTCGAAGCTCCACCTGCGCCAGTATCTAATTCACCAAACGTTATTTCTTCAGTCTGTATACCATTTAACGATATTTTATAAGTGTCACCTGAAACTCTGTTAGTAAATGTTATGGTTTGTTCTTCAGGCAAAGGAGTTGGCGAACTGGCATCATTGAAATCAAATTGAGAAATATTCGTCAATACAATATTGGCAATTGTCCAACTGGTATCGGATGATCGAGTGATACTAATCGGGTTGAAATCTTCATGGGTGATAATCACAGTATCGGCTGTCTGAATGAAATCCATGATAGCCGTTTGAGCTTCTGTAATCGTCGTCACCAGAAAGTCATTTCCGGATCCATTAATATTTTGCTGTAGAACCTTATCCTTATAGATGTACATTCGAAGATTGGTAAACACCAAGAGATAAGTTTGAGTGGTTGAAAATGCAAATTCTTCCATTCTTCCCGAGGTATTGACTTCATTAATGTGAGACATACCAGGCCGCTTTTTAACACCACCTTGCGGAATTACTTGGCAATTGGTTGCTTCAAATAGTCCATTAAAATAAGCGTCGATATCAGGACGACCGACTAATCTAGGATCAAGTTCGCCTCTATTGAGATTAGACTGTATTTGATATCTTCTAGCCATTTAAAAAAATCCAGTTTCAAAACCGCTTCTTCTTACATCACTAAAGGGTTGATCAAAAATTTCTTGCTGTGGGTGTCCTTGAGAATCAATCGTTCTTGCATCGGATAGAGCATCACGATAGAGCTGTTCCATTGCTGCTGCTTTACCATCTGCCTCAGTCACAGAAGGCGCGAACTCGGACGCTAATTTATAATGCAATGCTTTGACAAAATGCGGGGGTAGTTGGCTCTCTGCTATTTTAAAAACATATTTTATTATCAAAGGTTCGATATTTGAATACAATTTATCCCCAATAATTTCATAATTTGAAATAGGTTTGATATATTGAATTCGAATATAATCGGTAGGTAATTGATAAAGTGTGGACCAATTTAATAATTCATCCGGTTCTTCCGATAGTTTATTTAATCTTTGAATTTTACTGGCAAATGTCCAGAAATGTTGAGAAAGAACATACTTGTAAGTATCTTCGTATAATAAGTTAGCGGTTTCACCTGCCGCTCCACCTTCTGAAAATGACTGAATAGGGCCAGCACCTATCAAACCCAACCCACTAGATGCTATTTGAATACTGCTAGGCATTTCTGTTGCTCCTTTCTAAATAAAAGGACTTATCAATGTCCCTGTACAAGTCAAAACGCCATTAACGGCCCAAAGAGTAGAACTAATACCTTCGATTTCTAAAACTGAACCAAACAAGCCCCCGTTCGTTGATCCATTCATAGAAATCTGACTACTCGTAGCCCCATTAGTCAAATTACCTTCACTGACTGAACTTCCTGAAATTATTTGACTCACCGCACCAATGAAAAATTCAGAACCGCTATCTGTGCTGATTGAGTAATCATTACTCGTCACATTAACAGTAGTGAAAAATTTATACTTTAGACCGACTTTCGCAGGTGGCAAAGTAAAATCAATACCGGCTGCACGATCCATTAGAATCGTCCAGCTTGAATGTGATTCTTTTAATGTGAATGTAGCACCACTACCAGAAACTAATCCCGCTACGTTTCTAATAACGCCCTTGGTGGTGACCACCCCAGCAATAATAGTATCTACCGCAATCGTATAATGCTTCGTTCCTGTTGAATCAAAACACTGAAGAATATCATCAGTATTTAAAGGATCTGAAACATCATCAAAATAACCCGAAGCCTGAACAAGTGATTGATCATCGTCCGAGTTATATCGATGGGTACGAAAAGATAAACCCCTTTGATCGTGAAAAAAACCAGTGAGATCAAAAGCCATTACGCAAACGGAGTGACTAAAGTACCCGAAGATACAAGCAAACCATCGATAAGCCAGACGGTTGCACTAATACACTCAATATTGATGACTGTGCCGACTAATCCGCCTTTGGTCGTGCCATTCATTGATAATTGAACAATGGCAGTACCGTCTGCAGGTTGACCTTCACTCACAGCATTGGCGGCAATCACTTGCTGCACTACACCCACCAAAAATGTCGTCCCTGCATCAGTATCAATATCATAAGCATTAGAAGTCACGGCAACTGTCACAATAAATTTATATTTAAGGCCTACCTGTGGAGCGGGTAATGTGAAAACAATACCGTCTGCCTTATCCATAAATATTGTTTTGCCAGAATCCTTGGCAGTCAATGTTACCGTTGCACCACTACCAGAAATAACACCCGGTATAATTTCGGAAGGCCTTCTAGTCGTGACAACACCTGATGTTATTGCAACAATCGCCAATAGATACTTAACTTTGTCTGTTGAATTAAGACATAAAATTAAATCATCTATTCTTAAAGGTTGTTCAACATCATCAAAATAACCTGATGCCTCGACAACAGATTGAGCATCCGTACTTTCATAGGTATGCATCCTATGACCTGCACCCCGCGGATCAGGGTAAAAACCAGCAATTGAAAAAGCCATATTTCCCCCTTAACTCAGTGTTTGCACAAAACTTGTGACTGTAATTACGCCAGCTGTATTAGCCTCGACGTGAATAACGGTTAATGTTTCAGTTCCCCCAATAGCGCCGACAGCGTGAATAATATCATTCACCTGTAAACCATTTTTTAATGCTGCGTCATCAAAATAGCCTGACGCCACCATGGTTGCCTTCGAGTCAGCACTTTGATAACTCCAATGACGAGGAGCATCACTATTGCCGATCGGCCCTATGGGTATGAATTCGCTTGCTGAAAATGCCATGTTTAAACCTCCTGATTTAAACGAAACCTAATCAATAAATATTAGGTTGTTTCGTTATATTGAAGTTTAACCACGCCCTGAGGCTCCCGTACTACGGATCCAGCTTTAAACATACCATTACTTAACCAGGATGTTTTTTGAGCAACCCAATCGACACTTGTTTTCATGTCAATGCCGATAGCAAGACCTACTGAATTTTTATGCCATGCAAAGGCAATTCGATCTGCTGCAAGACCCGGCAAACCACCTTCAGAACGAGTACCAATCTTGTGAAATTTAAAACCCATATAGCTGTCAAGATCACCACTGACCAATGCTTTGACACTATTGAAATCAGAACTGGTTACTTCAGTATCTTCTAGCAACTTCTGTAAAGCTTGCGCTCTCAATGCTAAATGACGATCTTCAGAAGGAGCTTCAATATCGTCAAGATGGCCGACTGCTGCACGAATCAAATCCAAAGTAAAATTAGTCGTACCTGAATCATCTTGTACACGTCCAGTATCTGGATTCTCATCATTAGTGGCTGCAAAACTGATTGCATTCATAGCGTCGATAATTAGTTGATCTTCGCGACGAGTAATAGCCCCTGCAATAGTTTTGGCTAATTCGCTCTGCTCTTCGAAATTCACCTCTTGAGCGTCAAAAATATCCGTGTATTCCGGAGCGTTCCAATTTTCCATATTGGCAGTTTGGCGAGCGTGTGAAATATCCATGGGTGTGACATCGGCTTGAGTGGCTTTTTGGTTCGCTTGACCTTTACCCATTCGAGTGAACTTATAAGCATCACCAACGACACCGGTACGCAAAGCTACTCCCATGCGTAACTTACCCATGCCTTGGTATTCGTGTTTGACTTCGGCGTCGAATTCTTGAACCGCCGCATTCGATAGATTCTTTGACATAATAAAAACCTAAATTGTTGATTTTATTGGTTTTTTATGTCGATTGTCCGAAAAAAGGGTCGACATTGAAACCTTGCAATATGCATTTCAATGATCTTTCCGTTTTTCCGGTCCACGAGGGGATTATCGGTAGGAAATTAATAACTTAAATATACATCAATTAACGATAATTACTCAATTATTTATGATTAATTACAATTATTTAGATAATTATACTTTGCCGATCGTAATATTATGAGGTTCAGTACCGTAGAATTCATCCCTTTTTTGTTCATATTGTTGTCTAAAGGCTTTATCTGTTTGAATTCTTCGATTGCCGTACTGATCTTTGGCGAATTGCATTTCTGTCACTTCAGATTCATTGACTTTAGATATTTGAGTATTTGAATTATCCGAAACAGGAGCATTTCGAGTCATGGAGATAAGCTGTTCTATAACGGGAACCATATCAGCGCTATTGAGATTATTTTTAAGCTGATCATAAGTTGATTCATCTAGATTTTGACTGGCCCAATCATTGATAGCCAGTATTCGCTTATCGCCTCTATCGCCTAATGATTTGATCTGATCCTGATTGAATGAAGCTTCTGCCTCTTTCATTCCCAATTCATTCATTAAATAAAGATTGACCAACCCATTAAAACCTTCCTGACTCATCCCGGCTTCTTTGGCGAATTTCTTTCCTTCTATAAAAAGAGGATCGTCTGTAGTATTCAATTCAATACCATTTTCTTTAAGCTTTTCTGACATCTCTTCCGAAGGAGTAAAACCATAATCTTCTTCTGGTGCGCCGGTGAAAGAACCAAATTTCTTTTCTAATTCACTATAAGAGCTTAACAATTCATCCGTTCGAATCGATTTAGTCTCTTTATTCCAGAATTTTTCGTGGACATTATCAGGACGAGCATCAGTATTATCTGAATTTGATTCAACTGATTTATTGCCGGACATATCTGCAACGGCTTTTTCTGCAGCACTGGGTTCACTATTGTTAACTGATGAACTAGAACCATCATCTGATCCAGCATTACTATCATTTCCACCCTGTGCACCATTTTCTTCAGCCATTGTTAACACCCTCGATTGTTAAAATTATATTCCTGACGAAATCTTTCTTTCCTTCACTAAGACCAATCGTCAATAAGTCGGATCCTGATCTAGCAGATGCATTCATCAGAGTAGTATTCTTCCAAATGTTCAATAATTGGACACCTTCATCCGTTTGATAAAAAATACGATGTATCAAATAATCCATTTTTTCATGTTTTTTGCTAATATTTTGCGATTTATCATCGCTTTTAGCACCTAATTCATCAAAAGCGTTTTCTTGATCTTCATTGGACACGAGTAGGTTGCTCTCCTGGCGCTGGAGCTTCACCCGCTTGATTTTGAGACTGTTCGATTAATTGCTTCCCTAGTGCCTCTCTCTCATCATCGGATCGAATCAATTTCGGATTAACAGATAATTGCTCCTGCATTTCTTTTGATAAGTCTTCGACTTTAACGGTTCCGGCAATCAATTCAGGAGGTAGTTGAGCTGCAATCAATGCCCCTAACCAGACTTGAGTATTTTGGAAATCTTCCAAATTTTCAGCTTTTGCTAATGGTGATACAGGTTTAATTTTGACCTCTTCACCATCGACTCTAAATTGGGGCATTAAACCTCTTGATTGAAGAATTTCAACGACTGCGGCTACCAATGGGTTAAGCATCTCAGTCAATACCCTGGATATCTGAGCTCCTGACATCCTCAGCATCTCTTGAGTTCTCAATTGCATCTCAGTAGCGCTTCTCACTGAATCTGTGAAATCTCCTAAGGGATCGGCAAACAATGATTTTCGAACCCCATCTTGTATGTCTTTCATGACTAGATCGCCAAGTTGTAAATTTCCAGAAGGGGTCATAGGTGCTAATGACGGATTATTTCTATCATTAGATTTAACGGGAATGATGGAACCGGGAGCAATCCTGACGGTGTGGGGATTAAAAAAACCATCATCAGATGCCGTATAAACACCGGCAACTTGAAGCGCTGCATTATTTAACATGAACTCTTTCATCTTATTTAGAGTTCGAATATCAGGCATCATATGAATAATCGGACCACGGCCAAATACGTCACCGGCTGTGACCGACCAACGGAAGGGTATTAATCTTTTTCGATTAAAAAATTGTGTGAAAATTAACTCTTTATCATCTTTGAAGAAAACTAATTGATGGTACTTTTTATCATCAGGGTTAAATATTATTCCATTCCAAAAAGTAAGATCACGGTTAGGATCTTTCTTAACAGCATTCTGTAAATTATTATTAAGCTCTGCCTCGGGCCAAACTTGTTTGATATGAGCTGCTTTAACTGATTGTTTTCGCCAGGTACTCTCTATAACCGAGCCTGGTGGAACTTCCGGATATACCTCAGAAAGATTGACGCTTGAAAACCTCAATACATTCTCACTCCCTATCGGCAACTCTTCGACCATTATTGTGCCGGTACCGATAGCGAGATCTAAAAAAGATGAAGTTATTTCCGTCGCAAAATTCGACTGATTAATATGGTTGAAAAATATATCAGTCGATTCTTTCAGAAATATATCTGTTTGAGCTTTATCCTTTTCTGAAACATCAGAGCCAGATTGAAACTCAATCCATTGCGACCAGGGAGGAACCATAGAGCCCACCAACCTGGCCGCAAATTGTACTATCCCTAATGTGGCTGTGGTGTCGAAGATATGGCGATTTTTTCTGGCACCAGGTGTGTGAAACCTGAAAGTCTGCCTATCAGGCATTGAAAAGTCATAGGCTTCCTGGTGAATGCTTCGCCACAATTCCCATAATTTTTGTGATTTTTCAATTCTAATGTTGATATCTTCGACTGTTCCAAAGCCTTTAGGAACTTTAGGCATTCGTTTGCCCTCCCAAAGTCTGAACACCTTGCAAGCTGGTAGAGATTAATGATGATCGTCCTCTACCTCTCAACCTGATTAATTCGCGTCGCCTTGCGATTTCGTCCTCAGATTGAGCCAACTCAACTTCTTCTTTTTTTCGCTGGCCTTCGATTTGGCGTTTTTGTTGGCGAGCTCCTGATCCTGATGGGGTTGACATAGTCTTAGCCTTAATATCCTGTTGTAAAGTTGATAGGGCGTCCACAATAACCAATCGTGAATGCCTAGCATGGACTTACACACTTCCACGCAATTAAATACATTCAAATGCCATTGATTTATCTGTGGCTCTATTCTTGCAGTCACATTAAGAATAACGCAATTAACCGCTAATGCCCTAATACAGGGGTATTCATCCATGCACTCAGTATAGACAGCGGTGTGAGAGTTCATTGGATTGACCACAAGCCACCTATCAACATCGTGTTTGACCAGGAAACAATGTTGAAAGTGTGGCTCAAGCATATCCAACACCCAGTGCTTGGTAGATGATCGATTAAAGCAAACGTACCAATCTTCAATCACAACCTCAGATTTTTGAGTCATTGGAATACGTTAAAATCTTGTTTAGCAATATAAGTCTGTGTCATGTGGTTAGATTTATCTTTGGATAATCTATTATCCCATGCCACACCCATTCCCCTTAATCCATCTGCTGCATGAGAAGACCAGTCATGTACAGGTTGATCTAGGAACACATTATTTTTTTCGTCAAAATGTCGATGATAAGAAGTAATACAACTCAAACCATGTTCACATCTATTCTCATCTATCCATATTCTTGGGAATAATCGCCTGGTTGCCTCGATACCTTCGGCTATTCCGATCTTAGGAATAACGTTAAATATTATTCCCATCTCTCGGGCTGTATCCAGTCGGCTTTTACCTGGCATAAGTTCTCGGACTTTTATGTCGTGTGGAGCATAATGCCTGCCATAATTGATGTTATGTTCTTTTTTAAAAGTATCTAACCATTGTATATAGTGGGCCATTCCTTTGTTATTGTTCTGATAATAAGCAATCAGTCTTATTTCTTTGCCGATTGTTTGAACTAGCCAAATGGTCATATAGTCCGATATACCTAAATCCCAAAATGTGTGTACTTCCAAAATAGGATCAATAGGGATAAAACCTATTCTTTTATCCATTCTTGCCTGTGAAATTTCGTTGGCATAATAAGCGCCTGGTATGGCCACATCGAAAGAGCAATAATACTCTTGCTGAATCATGTCCTCTGTCATACCGGAGTCACGATCTTCCTGAATGGCTTCCTGGCTAATTATTCGGGAACCATCTTCTCTTTCTGTTTGCTCAACGGTATAACAAGAGTAATGCCAAGAAGGATTCTTTTTAGCCATCTGTGCCATGGTATAGCCGTGATTCTTTCCTCTTGCGGTGTAGATGAATATTGCCCATCCGCCATTCTCGGCAAGTATGGGTCGAATAAAATTCCAAGCGTTAGGATCACATAGTGACCATTCACTAAACACCACTCCAAGAGGATTGGCGCCAACCAATGCATTGTAATTATCAGATCCGCAAAGCTGCCATATCGATCCTGACTGGAGCTCTACTTGCATTTCCTGAGAGCGTTTAGCCTTGACAATTTCTTTCGGGAAACATTGATCAATGACACGTCTTCCTTTTCGATCAATGCCATCCCACACCACTTTTCTGGCCTGTCTTTGGGTCGGTAACATGTGCCAGTAGACGCCGACTTTTTCGATTGCTTCAGTGGCCGTATAATTGACAGCAGTCGAATCTTTACCTGCTCGACGATGCCAAACGGCGACTGCTCTTTTGCCACCTTCATCTAAGTAACTCCAAATAGGTACTTGATGATCTAAGCAATCCCAATCGTTGGGCATTTCTAGATTCATTTTTTAGATTGCTTATTTTCTGACTTATAAACCTTTCTTATAACAGTCAAATTGGCTTCTACTTGAGCACTTAAATCAATATTGGATAGATCAGGCAGAAATTTATTGAGTAATATCTGTGCTGCTTTAACTTGAGTATTCAGAAGAGGAGTTTTTTGAGCATCAACTATATGATCTGAAAGCTTTTTTATGATCAAGGAAGCTTTGATCTTTTTTCTAGTATTCTCATCTATTTGAATACGATTTTTTCTAGCCATAACCCAACTCTATTAGTTTTGATATTTCTTCTGAGGATTGGCCACAAGAGGAGTAAAATGATTTTTCCGCACTAATGCGTTGTATCCCGAATGCAAAGCTAGTTGTAAAACCAGTTTTTCAAGATTTTCATATCGATTTTTCAATTCGATTAATTCTTTCTCTGTATCAATCTTGGCTTTAGGTTTGGGCCCAGGTTTTGCCTTTGGTTTATCTTCAGTGGATGATTCTTGATTTAGGTCGCTCATTATTTCTCATTTTCCTCAGTTCTTGTTCGGCTAGTTTTAATTTCATTTCAATAAGTTTAGGGCATTGATCTAATTTTTGGGCCTCACGAATAATGTACATCCTAATATTATTGAAGGCAGCTCTTGGAGTTCCTGATTTACCATAAAGAATAGCCAATTCTAACAATGCATTAGCGCCTTGATTGACGGAATCATCAGCCAGGGCTTCTATGCATTGATCGATTAAAGCATCAATCTTATTAATTTGTTCGCTTGCCATTTCTAGATATATACCAAAAAACTTCAATTAGTTATATATTATGACTATTACAACGGAGATATCAAGCATGAAAGACGACAGACCCAGCGTTCAAGCTAAGAAATTTGGATTTAAAGACTTGAAGGAGCTGTCTAGTGTCACTGGCGAAACAGAACAAACTTTGAACTATTGGAGAAAGAGAAAGCCTTTGCGATTCAAATTGATTTTAAAAGGTGCTGTTTTTGAGAGATTGGCTGATCATTGAATTGTATGAACAGTACAAATTGACATCACTGTTTCGTAAAAATCCTCTAAATTATGCTCTTTTTGAAGTAAATTCATTCCTAATGATTCAGCAATTTCGAAATTATCTGTTTGAATATAAAATATAGGGTTTAGAGTTAACTTAGGTTCATAAACTGATCTTACTTTACTGTTAATAATAAATGTAACTTTAATAATTGTGATCATTTTATGAACCTATTTTTAATAATTTCTATAAACTTTTTCCGGAATAAATCGATAATTCAGTTTTTTCCAATCCTTCCTGAATTTTGGCTTTAAATTCCAT